ACGTGACGTTAGTATCAGAAAGACCTGCAAGCGTAGCGCCACCCAAGCCAGTTTGTGAGTCTACATAAGCCTTTACCGACTGCTGGCTAGGAATAGCCGTGGCAGAGTTACTGCTCATGTCATCTTCGTCTACAAATGACTTGCCATCTAGAATGTTAAGTTCTGCGGCACTAGCTGTAACACCGTCAAGAATGTTCAACTCAGCCGCTGTAGCTGTCACAGCACCACCATTTACGGTAAACGTGCTAGAAACAGACAGTGTGGTAAACGATCCTGCTGCTGGTGTTGTCCCACCAATAACAGCGTTGTCCACCGTGCCGCCGTCTAAGTTAGCAGTCGTAATTGTGCCGAGGTTGCTGATAGTTGCACCGTTAAAGTTAACAGTGCCACTAGCAGTTAAGTTAGTAAATGTACCTGCACCAGCAGATGAGCCACCAATCGTAGCACCATCTACCGTACCGCCATTAATGTCGGCTGTAGTAGCGACTAGGCTAGTAAACGTACCAGCGGCTGCTGTAGAAGCGCCTATTACTGTCCCATCAATGTTTCCGCCGTTGATGTCAGCGGTCGGGATAGTAACTGTGCCGGTAAACGTAGGGCCTGCTGTATCAGACTTCGTAGCAATCGCAGTCGATATAGCATCAAATTCTGTTTCAAACTCTGAGCCACGAACAACCTTATTGGTGTCTCCACCGGGAAGCGTATCCTTAGCGGCAAAGTCTGTCGTCTTTGTATAATTAGCCATTGGTTATTCCTAGCAAAAGAAAGAGAAAGGGGGCCATTGCGACCCCCGTTGTTCTATTAGGCAGAAGGTACTGCCAGAACAAAACCAGCTTCAGGACGATACACCTGAACACCGTAGAGGGTGTCAGCAGTGTACAGAGTAGACAGGTACTCTTGCTTGTACTGAGTCTGAGAACGGACAGCCAACTGCTCTGCCATTACAACTGCTTCGTTGTGGAACAGCAGTGCTGCACGAGTGTCCACGCTTGATGCAGTGTTGTCAGCAGCAGCTTCGATCGTTCGGCAGTTAGCAGAGACGTAAACGTCTACGCCGTACAGGTTGCCGATCAAGCCGTTGTTGACGGTTCCACCAGATACAAAGTCAGAAGACACGTATCGGTCGATGCCCATGATAGCGTTGCGCGTAGCGGGCGGGATGATGAGGTTACGACCTTCCATCGGTACATTGTTGTCATCCATCTTCTGGATCATGTCACGGAAGAAAGCATCCGTAAACTCGTCACCAGCTACCAGAGTGTCATCAGTGTACTGAGTGGTAGTGCCACCATCATTAAAGAAACAACCAGTGTGCTGGTAGTCAGTAGCAGCAGGGCTAAATACGATAGCGCCACCGTCACCAAAACCAGTACCAGCCGCGTGAAGGTCGTTGTCAACCTGTACAGCCAGAGCGTAGCCAGCGTCTTCAGTGTAGAACTGACGCAGAGATGACAGTGCCTGTACCTCTACGATGTCCTCGATCAGACGTGAGTACTCAAAGTGACGGTTAATAGTCACCTGAAGCTCTGATTCGGTGTTTGCAATGATAGTTACCGCAGTGTCAGCCGCTTTTGCGTTGGCATCGCCACGAGTAGGCTTAGGAATGTGAATAACGTCACCCTTCTTGCCAGTCATAGCGAGACGCTTGACAAGGGGAGCCATCTTCAGGTTCTTTTGATAGGCAGCAATGATTTCGTCGGACCAGATTTCTGGTACAAAAGTTGCCGCTTCTGTTAGGGCGGTATTACCCGCCGCGCCGGGATAAGTTGCTGTAGCCATGAGTTATCTCCTTAAAAGGCTATCGAACTCGACCCTCTGCGTATGCCTGTAGTATTTCGTCTGATAACGAGTTGTAACGCTCTGGGTCGGTTTTCATTAGTTTAATAATGTCAGCACGACGATAGACTTTCCTACGAGACCCTTCTGCTGTACCACGGGCGTTACCTGTGGTTGCGGACTTTACGGCACTCTTACGGGCTGCTTTTTCAGCTTGAGCCGTTTGCTGAACCACTTGATTACGTTCTTTCCAGAGCGTAAAAAGCTCGTCAGCAGAGTCATAATCGTACCCTTGGTCTGCTTCTACAAACAGCTTAGTTCTAACCTTTGATCCCTTAATCCACTCAGCAAAACTGTTGTCTTGCAAGATACTTTCCATGTCAGGGTGTTTAGCCTTGAGTTGTGAAAGAGTAGCTTGTTGACGGCTTTGCTGTGCGTAAGCCTCTGCTTCTTTGATCTTTGGGTGGTTATCAATAGCTCTGTTAACAGCAGTTTGAGGATCAATAAAAAAGTCTGTATCATCTTGATGTTGCTGTTCTTCAGGTGCTGGTTGTGTGTTGAGTTCTGTCTGAATGTAGTTATCAACAACTTTACGTAACTCACCAACTTCCGTACTCTGTTTGCCAGAAAACTTTTCTAGCTCTTGGTGCATCTGTACGAGTTCTTCGACAGACTTACCTTGGTACTTTTCTGGAATATCAGGTTCTTGTACAGGTTGTTCCTCTTCTTGAGGAGTCTCTACGGTGTCCTGTGTGTCGAGTTGGTCTGTTGTTTCTAGCTCCTCTTCTGGACGCTCATCAATAATTGTCGCTCTTGACATCACTAAAGTTACCCCGCCTTTCTAGGTTATGGAGATTATTATTGGGATTGACTCTCACGAGCTTCCCTTCCTTTTCGCCCGGCTTCTTCGTGTTCTCGTACCCACTTCATGTGTCTTCCGGGGAAGTCACCAGTAGATCCATCGAGTATGCACGGTGTTGCCGAAACGATTTTTGTAGCGTTAGCGCCGCATCCGCACCTTTGGGTTGTGACGCCTTGCTCTACAAATGCTTCAAAAACGTGTCCGTTAGTACAACGGAAATCAAATACTTTAATCATTATCTTTGTTAAGCTCGTCGTAATTAGCGTTTGTTGTAGACTCTAAATTTAAAATATATGCTAAGACGTTTATTTGTCCTTTACGCATATATAGGTCATTAGCATCTTTAGTAGCTTCTACACTGTTAATCACTAAAGCATTCTGTTTAAGTTCTTCAATTAGCTGTTTCCAACCATCAGTAGAAAACAGGGTGAAGTAATTGTCGTAGTACTGTTGTGTTTCTTGATCCACTTGAGGCCTCATCGGTTGTCTCTATTTGTAAAGATATACCTAAGTATACTGTATATTATATCATACTTTTGGTACTTTGTCAAGCACTATTTTTTCTTTTTGGTAGTTTTTCTCCTTTTGCCTGAGGCAGTGACGGCGTACTTAATAGGTTTTGACCCTGTTTTCTTACGCTTTGCAGCCTCTTTCTCTGCTTTAGTCATCTTGGCGGCTACCGCTTTTGGCCTACAGGCTGGGTAAGGACGTTTAGACCCCTTGGCTTTTTTACGACCACACTTCTTTCCGGTCTTTATGTCAACCCAATCTTCTTTAAACCATTTAGTTAAACCGCCTTTAGACTTAGGCATATGTGCCGCCCCGTTTTTTGTACTCTCGTACTAGCCACGCACTAGCATACGCACTAGGGAAAACATCAAACTTGCGCTTGGCTTCTGCTTTAACCCTAGAGTAAAGAGCCTTATTCTTTACGTTGCTAGGAATAGCGCTCTTTTTATTCTTAGGCTTGGCTTTCTTTTTTGCAGCCATTGTTTATCTACCTCTTGGCTTTTTTACTTTTTTCTTTTTCGGTGGCTTATGATACGGCATAGTTATTCTCCTTACTTTTTGTGGGCTTTTTGAACTTCAAAGTTTGCAGACTTAGACGCACCCTTGTGGGGCTTATAGCCGCCTGCAGGATCTTTCATTAACTTGTAGCTGTTACCGCTTTTCATCCAGTGATAACCTTTTGGTGCTGAGACTTTCATAGCGTTTACCAGTTTTTGCAAGACCAGTATCTTGCGGTGAGTTTACTAGGCGGACTTGTATCACACTTGTGCCTAGCTCTAAATGACTTACGCCGTGCTGGTTGATCTTTTTTGATTTTCATCTTAGCGTCACCAAACCTGATTGTTTTAGTCTTGTCGCCTTCCTTGGCTACCACCACGTACTTTTTGGTCGGATGATTAGGAGTCCTCTTCGGCTTGTTGTACCCGCTTACTCCTGCTCGCTCCAGCTTTGGGTCTTTTTTCTTGGGCATTAGCCTTGTCCTCCAACTTGTCCATTCGGCATTGTAAGGTCTCTAGCTGGTCCTTGAGGTCTTTGAACGCTTCGTTGATCTGCTTGAGCAGGCTGTTGAGTTCTGTTTGTGTCATTAACATTTGAAGTTTTGCCCTGTATCTCTAGTTCTTTGAGGTATCTGTCTGCAACTTTAAGTCGTCTGTCAAACTCTTTGTCGTCAGCATCTCCTTCTTTGAGGTTTTTAGTAACTGCGTTAAGAACATCAATCTCTAGCTCCTGAGGCATAAGCTGTGTTTCTACAGTTAGCTTTTGTGCTCTAGCTTGAGATTCTGCTGCTTGTCCGTTGAGGGCTGCTGCCTGACTCTGTTGGAAACCAATCTGCGCCTGTTGTGCCTGCATAGCCATTTGTTGAGCTTGTGGGTTAGGCTGACCGGCTTGAGCCATTGCTGCAATAAGCTCTTCACGGTTAGACAGGTTCATGTTGTCAATAATACTCTGGATTAACACAGGGTACAGAGGACTATCTTGCTTCATTGTTTGCAGAAGCTGTACTAACTGAG